TAAGTGCTTGGGCCGTGGTAGATATAGGCATTTCTAATAGCTGGATAGCAGTAAATACAAGTGCAACTAATACTTGGGCGGTTGTTGACATAGCGGCTTAATCAAACTAAAATTAGATATTATTACAAATTTAAAAGAAATTTATGGCATCTAGTTATTCTACAGATCTAAAACTCGAGCTAATGGTAACAGGGGAAAAATCTGGAACCTGGGGTGATATAACAAATACAAATTTAAACTTATTACAACAAGCAATTGCTGGTTATCAATCAGTAGCACTTACATCTACTAATACAACATTAGTGATGACAGATGCTACAATTTCTAATGCTAGAAATGCTACTATTGAATTAACAGGAACATTGACTGCAGCAACAACTGTAGTTGTACCAGATGGTATTGAAAAAGTTTATAATATTATAGACAGTCTTTCACATGCAAACTTTTCATGTACAATTAAAACAGCCTCTGGAACTGGTGTTTTATTAGCTCAAGGAAATAGACACGTTTTATATTCAGATGGAACTAATGTTGGAGAACTTGTTGAGCAAAAAGTTTGGAGAGCAGCAACTACAACAGTAACTGTTCAAGCAGGAGCACAAATACTTGCTAATACATCAACTGCAGCATGGACATTAACTTTACCTGCGTCCCCAGTCGCTGGTGATGAAGTTTCAATAATAGATTCTACATATAAATTTAATACTAACAATTTAACAATAAACCCTAATGGAAGTAATATAGCAAATACTACAGGTAATTTAGTTGTAGCTACTCAAGGTGCTGGGTTTACTTTAGTTTATTCAGGTAACGCTACGGTAGGTTGGACTTATAGGGAGAAATAACCTATGGCTAACTATGAAGCTACTAGATATGATATTAATGGTAGCAATCTTACAGGAATACAAGGAGTTAGTACAGGTCTAATTATTCCTTGGGGTTCAACTTCAGTTCCTTCAGGATTTTTAGAATGTAATGGTCAATCAGTTTCAACAACAACTTACGCAGCTCTTTTTGCAGTAATTGGATATACATATGGTGGTTCTGGAGCATCATTTTTAGTTCCAGACTGTACAGATAGAATTATTGTACACAAATCAAATACTAAATCATTAGCTCAAACTGGTGGAGCTAATACAGTTTCTACAACTGGAAATGTATCTGGTAATTTAGCTAATACTACTTTAACAACTGCTCAACTTCCATCTCATACTCACACGGGTTATAATTCTATGGCCTTTACATCTACACCAGCAACGGGATATGGTTCCCTAGGTATTGTTGCTAATGGCACATCAGGTAGTACTGGTGGAGGAGGAGCACATTCTCATTCTTTAAGTGCAACTTTTACTGGAAGCGCTACTTCTGTATTACAACCTTATTTAACATTAATGTATATTATAAAAACTTAATACTATGGCAAATTACTCTGAAACATCTAAAAATTTTACTGGTCAATACATGACTGGCCTTGCAGGAGTTAGTACAGGTCTAATTATTCCTTGGGGTTCAGCTTCAGTTCCTTCAGGATTTTTAGAATGTAATGGTCAATCAGTTTCAACAACAACTTACGCTGCTTTATTTGCAGTAATCGCTTATACATATGGTGGAGCAGGAGCTTCTTTTAACGTACCTGATTTACAAGATAGAACTGTTGTAAATAAATCAAATACTAAAAATCTTGCATCCACAGGTGGAGCTAATACGGTTGCAAGTTCTGGTAATATTGGCGGAAATGCTGGTAATACTACTTTAGACTCAAATACAATTGCTGCACACACTCATACTACTAGAGTGGGCAGTATGGGTTCGTATGGTAATATGTCAGGTCCTCAGGTGGCTGACACTACTAGTACTGGTGGAGGAGGAGCACATTCTCATTCTTTAAGTGCAACTTTTACTGGAAGTGCTACTTCTGTATTGCAACCTTATTTAACATTAATGTATATTATAAAAACTTAATACTATGGCAAATTACGAAGCAACAAGATATGATTGGGACGGTCAATATTTAACTAGTGTACAGGGTATTAACACAGGTTTAATTATTCCTTGGGGTTCAACTTCAGTTCCTTCAGGATTTTTAGAATGTAATGGTCAATCAGTTTCAACAACAACTTACGCTGCTTTATTTGCAGTAATTGGATATTCATACGGGGGATCAGGGGCATCATTTTTAGTTCCAGACTTACAAGATAGAACAACTGTTCATAAATCAAATACTAAAAATCTTGCATCTACAGGTGGAGCTAATACGGTTGCAAGTTCTGGTAATATAGGAGGTAACGCAGGTGCTACTACTTTAACAACTGCTCAAATACCATCACATGCCCATAGTGGAATGATCATGACTGGAAGTGGAGGAAGTGCTGGAGGCATGGAACAAGTTGCGTATACTTCGCTCCAGGCAGTTACTTCAGGTTCTGCAGGTAGTGATCAATCACATACTCATAATTTAAGCGGAACTTTTACTGGTAGTTCAAATAGTGTTTTACAACCTTATATCGTTATGATATATATAATAAAAACATAAAATAATCGGAGATAAATTTTTATGAAAATGGGAAAATGGACTATTATAAAAAAAGATAAAAGAATTATAAAACAATACGGTGATGGCAAATCAATAGGGTATATTGTTGAAGATGAAAATTTTTGGAATAATAATTTAGCTATTAATATACATGCAGTGCAATACACTGGATCTGATTTAGATACAGATCAAGTTGAATTTAATGATGGAAGTGAAAATTCTAAATTTTTAGGAAATATAAAAATATTTGCAGATGAATGGGATAAAGTTCATACTAAGTATTTACAAGGTATTTGGGATAATAACAATTTGTATAAAAAAATTCCTAATCCTAATATAACACAAGAAAATCCCGAACCTATGTTAATAGTAATTCAAGAAGAAACAGTAGAGCAAAAAACGTTAAGACTTGGTCCTAGACCTATAGACTATATCTCGATTGATATTTATTAATTTTATTTATAACAAATCCAAGAAGTAGCAATATATTTTTCTCCATTTAATGGAGGATTTCCTCTATGAACATATGGAAACGAGGCTGGCCATATTACGATTCTACCTTTAATAGGTTTTACCCTTTGAGATTGATATAAAAATTCAGTTTCACCACCTTCTTCAACTGTATTTAAATATATAGTATATGCTAAAATTCTTTTCATACCATCTTTTTCTCCATAATGTTCAATATGCCAAACATGATATCCTTGTTTTGGTAAAGTTTTTTGAATTTTAACATAATCAGTCGTAATATCTTCCGCTGTATATTTTATAATATTTGTTTCAGTATAATAATGCCTTAATGCGATATCAAAATTAATCATTAATAATTTTAATTTATTAATTTTAAATTCTTCTTCAGTTAAAATTTGAGGATCACAAAATAATTGTTTATCATCTTTTTTATCTTGAGTTTCTCCTTCTGATGTAAATCTTGAAAAAACTTTATTAAATTCTTGATATTTATCAAATAATTCTATTGCCTGATCACATGCTTCATCTGGAATATATCCATCATATATACCTATAAAATCTTTAATACTACTTTTTCTATCTTGCATTTTTAATTTATTTTGTTTTTAAAAAACATATTATAGAAAATCTTTTTGATGAATTTTCTACCCATGTTAAAGGTGCGTGTATTATTCCTGCTTTAAAAAAAATAGCTCTATTTTCATAGAACCCCACATGAGTATTTAATATAGAATTATTTTCTTTTTTAATATAAAAACCAGTTCCATTATGTATTAATGGATCTCCCTTTAAATAAATTAATAATTGATAATCTACACCTTCTTGAAGATCATCATGTGGAGAAGGATGTTCTACTTTTGTAACTAATGTATAGTTTATAAGTTTAAAAGAAATTATTTCTTTATTAAATAATTTTTTAATTTCTTTAATTATATATTTTTCTATTTTAGGATCTTTTAAAATAGAAGAAAACCAAGGGTGTTTATTATTATTATAAAGATTTCCAGTTGCTGACCAATTTAAATAATTTAAATTATTTAATATTTTTTCAAATAAAGTTTTTTTAAAAAAATTATCTTTTATTGATATTTCAAAAATACTATTTTTTATTTCCGTCATCGTGTTTTTCTTTTAAATCATTTAAAACTTTGTTTAATTTCCAATTATTATTTTCATGTATATTAGCTACTAAACAATATCTTTTAAAATCCTTTTTTTTTAATTTTTCAACACCATGTAAAACATATGGAGGAAATACATAATATTCTCCTCTTTTAGGAATTATTTTCATGTTTAATTCTGGAAGAATTAACGGATTACCTTCTGTTAAATAAAGAATTAAATGATAACAATTATGAAAATGTGTTTCTACATAATCATCTTTTTTTAATTCATTTCCCCAAGCTTCATATCTTTGAGTTTTATTATACCACATACCATCGTTAAAAAAAAAATTTGATGTTCTATGCTTTGTAAAAACATATTTCATAAATCTTTTAAACTCAGGTGTTTCGTTAAAAAAATACCAATCTGTTTTACCTCCATAAACATTAGTAAGTTCATTATTCTTTGATATGTTTTGAGATATCATTGTTATCATATTCATCATATCAACAGTATTATCATACACTCCATGCGATATCTGAATTGTTCTTGGATAAGTTACAAAAGTAGAGTGAGCTATATTGTTTTCTTCTTTTATTTCATTTAATATAATCATATTTCTTTATTTATTTATTTTTATAATTAGTATATATATATATATATAATAAAACATAAAATCAATAAATATATGAAAATATTAGTATTTGGACTACCTGGATCGGGCAAAACAACATTTGCACAGAAATTAATTAAAGATAAAAATTGTGCTTATTTCAATGGGGATCAAGTTCGTAAAATGTTTAATGATTGGGAATTTTCTCATATTGCAAGAATTACCCAAGCGCAAAGAATGTTACAATTATGTGAGATGTCGGATAAAGTAAGTATTGTAGATTTTATTTGTCCATTTGATGAATATAGAAAAAATTATGATATAACTATTTGGATGAATACTATTAAAGAAGGAAGATTTGAAAATACAAATAAAATTTTTGAAAAACCTAAAAAAGTGAATTTTGAAATAAACGATTTTAATTACGATTATATTATAAATGAGATAATGATAAAATTAAAATGAAATTTATAAAAGATAATTTTTTTAATAAAGAAGAATTAAAAAAATATAAAGATATTGAAAGTCTTTGTTTTTATAAATTAACCGTGCATAAAAGACAACTTCAAACTTCAGAAATTCACACGTTTAATTTAGATGCTCATAATTATTTAATAAATAAAATACAAAATGTTTTTTTTAAAATAAAAAAATTTAAAAATGTTAGTTGTGATTTTAGAAAAAGAAAAACTCCTATTTCAAATTTAAATAGAGAAGATAAATATATTCATCAAGATAATTCATATTGGAATTGTTTAATTTATTTACAAGGCCCTATCTCTTTGTATGACGGAACTACATTTTATAAAAAAATAAATAATGAATTCATTATACAGGATATGATAGGCTTTAAACCAAACAGAGCTGTTTTATTTAGAGGTAGACACTATCACGGTACTTCACAAGTACACACACAAAATGATAATTGGAGAAGTACAATTAATGTATTTTTTAGTAGATAAAATATAATATGGATTATTCTAAACCAACAGCACAGATGTTAGGGAGATGGCAACCATTTCACGATGGTCATTTAGCTTTATTTAAAGAGATATTAAAAAAGACTGGACAAGTTGTTATTATGGTTAGATCAATGCCCCAAACAAATAATAACCCATTTATATTTGAAGATATAAAAAAAATAATTGAAGAAAAACTTAAAGACTATGTAGGTAAATTTGAAATTGTAAAAGTTCCAAATATTACAAATATATGTTATGGTAGAGATGTTGGGTACAAAATAGAAGAGATAGTATTACCAAAAAAAATACAAGAAATATCTGCTACTAAAATTAGAAAACAGATGGGTATTTAAAAATATCAAAATCTATTTCAAAATTTTTGAAAACAACATTTTTTGTTTTAGCATCATAAAAATCTTTATAATTTATTTTAACTTCATTTTTATTAAAATGTTTTAATTTTAAATTTAAAAATTTTTCTATTTTATTAATATCTTCAAATTTAAAAATATTAACATTATCGTTTGTATCTAACCAGGTTTTTTGCGGTAAGAACATATAGGTATTCATATAATGAAAATTTTCTGAATTATCGTATAAAAAATAATTTATAAAGTGTTTAAAAGAATATATTTTAAATGGTAAAGTTAAATCAGTTTTAAAAAAATAATGGCTATATCTTTCTGATTTTAGTTTTAAAAACAAAAAAATACTTACCATTCTAGTAAATGGATTTCTTACAGTTGTGAATATGTTATCGTATTTATAATCAAATAAGCTAGCCCTAGCTTTTAATTGCTGGCAGGTTAAGTGTCCTTCAAAAATTTTTGGATAATTACAACTATCTATTAAAGAATTTTTTATAGATATTCCTGCATTTTTAGGTATGTGAATATAAAGAGGTTTCATAATATAAAATTTTTGTATTATATAACAACGTTTATTAATATAGTATAATAACCGTAAATATGCCATTAAAAAAGATAGCATTAAAATCAGGATTTAATAAACAAGCCACCGCTTCACAAGCTGAAGGAGAGTGGATTGATGGAGATAATGTACGTTTCCGTTATGGATCACCTGAAAAAATAGGTGGTTGGGAACAGATTACAGATAAATTATTAGTAGGGGCAGCCAGAGCTCAATGGATGTGGACTGATTTAACTGGTAGACGCTACTCGGCTCTAGGAACTAAT